CACAATCACTTGCAGGTGGTGGTATTATTAGAATTGGAGCAGGTGGAATGGTTGTAGGTCCATCACATGAACAAGGGGGTGTTTCCTTTGCTGCTGGTGGAGTTAATCTTGAAGGTGGGGAGAGTGTAATAAACAAGGTGAGTTCGTTGAACTACGGGGGTTTATTATCACAAATCAACCAAATGGGTGGTGGTTCACCAATAGTGAATAACCCGTCAAATAGTTTGATGGAAGAAAGATTAGTTCAGGCAATTGCTAAAAGTAAAAATGAACCAATCCGTGCTTATGTTATGAATAGTGAGATAACAAATGGACAAGCGATAAACAGAAGGTTGAACGAACTTGCAACCCTATAACAACTGATATTTATAGAAATGATTAAAGTAATTGATTTAGATATAGAAGGAACCTTAACTGGTGATACAAGAGTGGAAGAGATTGCACTTGTAAGAATGCCAGCAATAGAACAGGATTTCATATATTTCACCCAACAAGAATTTGTTGATTCCATAACAGATTATCCACAATACATAACCGATACGGCAATAAGAGCAAAGAAATGGGTTGATGAAAATGGATATGGTAATTGTATGACACCTGTGGGTAAGTCAAGGTTAAACCAATTAGCCAACAGAGAACCTGTATCAATAGAAACTTTAAAACGCATGAAGGCGTTTGGAACAAGACATAAGAAAGATTGGGATAGTTCCAAATCATTTGAAGAAGGTTGTGGATATCTTGCTCTCGCATCGTGGGGTTTTGAACCATCAACTTATGATAGTGTGATGAATTACTTGGATAGGGTAATAACCAAACAAGAAGAAATGGCTACGGTAGGTCCAAGAGGTGGAATTAACCCATCAAAGAAGGCACCAAAGTCAACCACACCAAACAAAGACCCAAAAGGTGAAGGAACAGCAAAGGGTGATGCCAGTGGTAAAAGGGGAGCAAAGGTTACAGCAGAACAAGAAAAGACATTACAAAATAAGGTTGATGATTTTAATGAAAAAGAATCAAATACCAAACATGGTAGAGCAACACTTGGACAACTCAAATCAGTATTTCAAAGGGGATTGGGAGCATTCAATACATCACACTCACCAAAGGTAAGGTCAGCAGAACAATGGGCTTATGCAAGGGTAAATGCTTATTTATATCTACTTAAAAACGGAAGACCACAAAATCCAAAATATACAACTGATAATGATTTATTACCTGATAAACACCCAAAGGCAGGTAAGGGAAAAGAAGATATGGATATTGATGTATCCAACCTACCTGATTATGTAAATTATCCAACAGGTGATACTGAAAATAATATGTTGATAAAACCTGTATTATTTGTTGAAAGAAATCCTGGTGAAGATAGAAAAGATTATATCAATAGATGCACAGAATACCTTATCAAAAATGAAGGTAAATCACCTGAACAAGCATACGCAATCTGTAATTCAGAAGCAGATGAATATTCAATCGGACAAAATGTCAGTTTTGACTTTGATGATACATTGAATACACCAAGAGGTAGGGGATTAGCATTACATGAATTACAATCAGGTAGTGATGTGTATATCATATCAGCAAGGTCGGATAAGATGAGAATGCTTCCCCTTGCAACAGAATTGGGAATACCACATGATAAGGTATTTGCAACAGGTTCAAATAGGGCTAAACTACAAAAGATAAAGGATTTAAGAATAGATAAACATTACGACAATAATGAAGATGTAATAGATTCATTGGGTAGTATTGGTATTCAATTTATGTGTCCTTGTTTGGATGAGTTCGTGGATAAGAAACAGGACTTTACAATGATTGGATTCATAGATGGGGAACCAGTCTTTACCACACCTGAAGAAGCCGAGTTATATGGAGAAACAGAACATGGATGTTCAGGACACCATTCACACACAGATGAAGATGGTAATACCGTTTATATGGGTTGTGAGATACACCCTGAAAAGATGGAAGAAGAATTTGGTGTTGAAGATTATTCTGATGAAGAAATTGAGGTTATTAAAAACTTATATTTCTTAAAGGAAAATGACTATGAACAATTTGAGGCTGTTGTTGGAGCAATGAGAGGTGCAACCGAAGCCGAAATAAAAAGAAGAAACCACCCAAGACCTACAAACTATTTCAAATATGAAAGGGTATTATCAGGAGCACCTGATAGAGATTTCTGTATGTCCATTCAAGATAGATATTTCCGTAGATTGGAAATAGATTTATTAAGGGATACCAATACAGAGTTTGGACATGAAAGACAACCATATTCAAAGTGGTTATACAAAGGTGGACCTAATTGTATTCATGCTTGGAGAAAGTATTTGGTTCAAGGTGATGTTATTGCAGACCAAGGCATGGCTGAAGGAACTGCGGGAATACCACCAAAACAATTACCGAATAGTGGTTACTACTCACCTGAAACAAAAAGAAAGAGTGAGGTAGCATACATCATATCACAACAGGGAATGTCCAAGATGGGGTTCAAAGCGGATGATGAAAAAAGAATGGTGTATTCTCCACTAATGATACCTAATATTCTAATACCACGATTATCTGATGATGGGGAAAAATACTTTGTTAAATTCACACCACAGGTAATAGAAAAAATACAAAACCTTTACATGATTGAAAAGAGATTGGATAGAACAAACTATGAACATAGTGATAACAAGATTGATTCGGTGGTAATGGTGGAGAGTTGGATTGTATCGGGTGATTCTGATAAATCTTTCCAATTAGGTTTTTCAAGGGATAATATACCTGATGGAACTTGGATGGGTGGATTTAAGGTATTGGACACAGAAGAAGGAGATTACATTTGGAATGAATATATTAAGAAAGGTAAGGTAAAAGGATTTTCAGTTGAAGGTAATTTTATTATGAACTTTTCCCGTCAAGATAATGATGAATATTTATTACAAGAAATCATAAACATAATAAAACAAATAAACGATTAAAATTATGAATGCAGCACAAGCGATTGATAATATCGTCAAAATGTTAGGATTACAATTTAAGAAGGAGACCTTTAAATCAACCTTCCTTACTGATGGAACCACAGAGGTTACCAACAATATGGAAGATGACTTTCAACCAGGTCAAACCCTTTATGTTGTAAAAGAATCCACACTTGCACCAGCACCTGAAGGTTCACACGAAACCAGAGAAGGTGTTGTTATTACCGTTGATTCAGAATCAGTTATCATTGCCGTATCCCAAAAGGATATTGCTGATGAGGCAGAGGTTAAAGAAGAAGCAGGTAAAGAAATGGAATACACAGAAGCAAAAGATGCACAAGGACAAATCCTTGAATCATCTACTTTTGATGTTGGTGAAGATGTATTCTTGGTTAAGGAAGATGGTAGTAAAGAACCAGCACCAGACGGAGAACATCAAGTAACCTTAAAGGACACAAGTGGAGACGAAAATAAAATCAGAATACAAGTTAAAGATGGTAAAATCACAGAAAGAGAAAATGTGGAAGAAATGATGAAACCTGAAGAAATGAGCACTGATTTTAGCAAAGACATTGAAGACATTAAATCATCAATTAACAACCTACTTGAATTGGTTGGTTCAATGAACGGAAAATTCAAGACAGAGTTAAACTCATTAAAAACCGATTTTGATACTTTCAAAAAGTCACCAGAAAGAAAAGCAGTAGAAGAAAAGAAATCTTATACACAATCTTTTTCTGATTACCAATTAGAGTTGATTAAATCATTAAGAAAATAAACATAAAAATTAAAAATAAAAAAAATGGAAAATAAGAAAAAATTGTCATTTAACTATGACTTATCAAATTTACCAACTTACAATTCTTATGGTTCTGATATGTTGATTAAAGCAATCTTGGGATTGACTTTACCAAAATATGCAACAATTAGACCTAACTTGAAAGGAACAACTGAAAAAGTAGGTTTCGTAACCAACGATGTTATCCTTCAAGATTTGAGTTGTGGTTTTGACCCAACAGGTGATACAGTGCAAAACCTTGTAACTGTTGACTTGTGTAATAAAAAGGTTAACCAACAATTGTGTCCATACTCTTTGTATGATACATATTTGAGTCAATCATTAACTAATGCAAACTTTCAGTCGGAAGTGCCCTTTGAGGAGGTCATTTTAACTGATATCAGCAATCGCATCGCCAACCAAGTTGAAAAACAATTGTGGCAGAATACTACTGCAACTGGTGCTACTATCTACAACAACGCTTGTTTCAACGGTGTTACTGCATTGATTACATCAGGTAATGGAGCAACTCAAATCGCTTATTCAGCAGCAACTGCATCAAATGGTTTGGATGTATTCACAGCAATCTACGAAAACATCCCTTCAAATGTATTGCATTTGGATGATTTGGCTATCTACACAAGTTATGCTAACTACAGAGGTTTGGTAAGTTCTATGAGAAACAACTCATTCGTAAACTTGTTCACAATGGATTCAGCAAACGCTGCAATTGGTGAAGAGTGGAGTTTGATGTTACCAGGAACAAATGTTAAGGTTATCCCAACTGTAGGACTTGATGGTGTATCAGCGTATTATGCTGGGCCGAGCAGTTACTACATGGTTGGTATGAACTCTGAAATTATGACTGTTAAATCTATCTATGACCCATTTGAGGACATCGTTAAGATTCAAGCACATGTAACTTACGGATTAGGTATATTTGATGTAGCATCTTTCTGCGTTTGTAAATCATAATCCATAAACTATTAACTAATTAAAGAAATAGAATTATGGCAGCATGTTATTTATCAACAGGATATACATTAGATTGTAGAACATCATCTACGGGTGGTATCAAAACTATGTGGATTTTGGGTGGTGCAAACAACTCAATCACAGGTTACACTGTAACTAATAGTGAAGTATCTGCTATTGGTGGAACAGGAACTTGGTTTAAGTTTGAATTACCAAAACAATCTGGTTCTTTGAGTGAAACACTTGGAATCAATACCGTAGCACAATCAGTTACATTCCAACCAGAGGTGGTTGTAAATTTACCGAAATTACAAACAACATTGAGAGATGCGTTTGTTGACCTGGTTGCTTTGAACGAAGTATATGCTTTGATTGAAGACAACAATAATAGATATTGGTTGGTATTCTTGGATAATGGTGGTTTAGTTACCGCTGGTTCTTTGAATACAGGACAGGCTTATACAGATTTGAATGGAGTTACGGCTCTTACAATTTCTGGTGGAGAACCAACATCAATTAGAGAGGTTGCAGTAACAACTACTATTGGAGCAGTATTCACTGCGGGTGGTTTTACTTTCCAATCTTAATAAAAACCTTGAAATATGGGGGGGTTAAAATCTCCCCATTTTCATAAGCCTATATTATATTTATCATATATGAAATTACGACCTTACCAAGCACCAAGAAGACAACCAAAGATTAATGATATGATTTATCCACCAGGTTCAAGACAGGGTGGAAATGTTTGGATAGGTGGTATTTTAATGAATGTTCCACAACCTTCAAGTGGACCTGCGGTTAGTCCAACACCTACTCCAAGTGTAACCCCAACAATGACGGTTACACCAACAAGTAGTTTGACTCCTACACCAACTATTACCCCTACTAATACGGTTACACCAACGCCAACAAGTAGTTTAACACCTACACCTACACCAAGTTCAAGTGCTATACCAAAAGTAATAATGAGTGGTGGAACTGTTACTGATTCAGGTGGATTTAGAACACATACATTTAATTCATCAGGAACTTTAACAGTAATTCAAGGTGGTAATGTAGAATTATTGATGGTTGCTGGTGGTGGTGGAGGAGGAGGAGGTCGTTCTTCTGGCGGTTCAGGTGGCGGTGGTGGTGGCGGAGGCCAAATATACTATTCATCAATAACAGTTAATACTGGAGGAACTATTAATATTGGTAATGGTGGTCTTGGTGGTGGTAATTCACAAAATGGTGAAAATGGAGGTAACACAACAGGATTAGGATTTACAGCAATTGGTGGTGGAGGTGGTGGAGCACCGACAAGCCTTAGTAGCGCAAATAATGGTAATGCTGGTGGTAATGGTGGTGCAGGAGGTTGTGCCGACCCTATTTGTGGTAGTGGTGGATTAGGAACTGTCGGACAAGGAAATAATGGTGCTACTTGTGCTGGTAATGGTGGTTCATCAAATAATAGACCAGGATATTCTGTTGGTGGAGCAGGAAATGGTTGTCAATCAGGAGGTGTGATAAATGGTTCTAATGGAGCCGCTAACACAGGTAATGGTGGTGGAGGATGTGTTGGTTCAACAGGAATATCAGGTAATGGTGGTAGTGGTATAGTTAAAATAACCTATGCACTATAATCTATGTATAGAATAAATGATATTGCATTTGATGAATATAAGGTAATGAGTGTTGAATTGGAATTGGATAGTTGTGATTTAATTATGAAGGTTAGATTCACAAAAGATGATGACAGAATAACACAAGAAAAATCTTATAGATTTAAAACAAATTGTGATGTGAATATAAATAAATTGATTGAAGAATTAAAAGGTATAATAAATGAGTAAGGTATTTTACAGAAAGAAATTTAGTGATTATTT